GTTTGGTCAGCGCCGCTGATCTGGCCTTCATGCGCAAGGTTCAGGCAGACAACCTGATGGACACCTGTGTCGTCGCCCGCCCCACCCGTACCAACACCGGTTACGGTGGCTGGACAACGACCTGGGCGGACGTGGACACCTACCCCTGCCGGTTCTGGATTTCGTCCGGCCCAAGCGGCACGTCTCAGGAGACCCACTACTGGGGTGAACAGGAAACCGACAACACCGTAGGTTTCATCACGCTGGCCTGGGACGCGGACGTCCAGCTGAAGGACCGGATCATCTGGACCTCGTCGGAGACCGGCGCCGAACGGACGTTCTACATCACGGGTATTCAGGTGTCGGACACGTTCGTCACCGCCACCCGCGTGCGAGTAGAAAGCCTGAGGCCCGTCGAATGAGCGGTATTGACGTACGTGTACAGGTGCACAAGAACAACATCCCTGCGGTCATCCGGGCCGTGGAGACCCACGACGACAACGCGGTGCGCGGGTTTGCCGATGCCGTGAAGGACCGGGCCCAGGCCAATGCCCCGGTACTCACCGGCCGCCTGCGGGAGGGCATCACCGTAAGCGGTGGTGGCGCCTCGTACCAGATCACGGCGTCGAGCCTGGACGGCGGGGCCGAACGCGAATACGCGGCGTACAACGAATTCGGCACACGGAACATGCACGCCCAGCCGTTCATGAAGCCGGGCTTCGAAGAGGCGAAGGCTTCATCTCTCCCCACACAATTGGCCGAATACATCGCGGCAATCGAATCGGCGGCAGAGTAATGGCATCTAAACTGGACCAGGCGGTAGCCGCCTGCATCACACGGTTAAGCAACGACGCCACCATGAATACCTTGGGTTGGGTGGACGGGGATATATACTGGTATCACCCGCCCAAGGGTTCTAATTACCCCTGTGTTGTATTGCAGAAGCAGACGGACGGTAAGACCCATCGCATGGGTGGTACCGCCTTCAAGCGCCACTGGATTGTATTCAAGGTGGTGGACGGTGGGGAAGCTGCCAACGGCATGGACGGCGGGGTCCGGGCACGGGCCATCGCGGAGCGGATTGAAACCCTGCTCGACGGTTTCAGGCCGACTATCACTGGCGGGTACGTACTACAGATAGAAACAGATACAGGCTTCGATTTTTCCGAGGCCGAAGCGGGCAACAAGTTCTGGTACCACGTCGGTAGTACCTTCACCTTCTGGATTGGAGAATAACAATGTCCTTCACCGCTGGATTCCACACCCGGATCTGGTTCGATGGTTTAGCGGCTACCGGCTTCTTGGAGAACGTAGACGCGGACGGCAACGTCCAGGCCATCGACGTGACCACCCTGATAAACACCGCGAAGACTTTCATCCCGGGCCTGGAAGACTCGAAGATCAAGATGAAGGGTTTCTACACTGCGGACACCCTCAACGACAACCTCACGTTCGACTACTGGCTCGATGCCCGTAAGCGGACCATCTTCCCCATCACGTACTACCCCCAGGGCGGCGGCACGCTGGGCGACCCCGCGTACATCCTCTACGGCCTGCTCACGTCCTACACCATCGACTCGGTAGTCAAGGACGCGGTCTCCATCAAGAACGAGTTCATGACCAACCGGGGTCTGTTAGCGGCCAAGGTACTGTTCCCGCTGGCGGCGGAAACCACGTCTAACGCCGGTTCGGCGTCTCTGGACAACGCGGTGGCGACTACCCACGGTGGCTCGGCCGTAATCAACGTCCAGGCCGTTTCCGGGACCACTCCCTCGCTCACCGTCAAGCTCCAGCACTCCACCAACAACTCCACGTGGGTAGACGTGTCTGGCGGGTCTTTCGGGGCCCTAAATACCGTGTCCGGGAAGTTCATCGAGTTCACGGGTACCCTCAATCGCTACGTCCGTATCGTAAGCACCATTTCGGGGTCTTCCCCGTCCTTTACGTACAACGTAGCTGTCCATCGAAACTAACCCATTCTGTTATACTAACTAATGCGCCTTAGCTCATCTGAAAGGAACTTCCGATGACTTTCTACCACGGTATTGTCTCTACCTTAGAGATCGACCCTGCTGGCGGTACGTCCTACACGGACATATCCCAGTACCTGGAGAACATCGACGAGGATGTCAACGTCCAGGCCATCGACGTGACGACCCTCGGCGACACCGCCAAGAATCACATTCCGGGCCTTGAGGACGGAAAGTTCAAGCTGAAGGGTTTCTTTGACCCGACGATCGACGGTGTTCTTGCCAGCTGCAAGCGCGTCATCGCGAGCTTCCGGTACCGGCCTGCGGGTGCGGGCACTGGCTTACCCCAGTACACCGGCCAGGTCATCATGTCCTCGTACACCATCGACTCCGTTGTCAAGGACGCCGTCTCCATCAAGGCGGAGTTCACCATCTCCGGTGGTACGAGCCGTTCCGTCCAGTAATACCAAACAACACTTCACATAGAGGGTGAAACAATATGTCTGAATTTACTCCCGAGCCGGTAGCCATTCCCGCCGTTGCCCCCGTCGTCGAATCCGATGACCTGCCCGAGGCCGACCTCGCGACGCTCCTTGGCGTCAACGACTCCGCCGAAGAGTGGTACCCGATCAAGGAGTGGGGCTTCAAGGTCAAGATCAAGTCCCTGAGCAAGTCCGACCAGATCCGCTGCCGGAAGATGGCTACCCGTCAGGGCAAGCTGGACTCCGATGCCCTGGAGGGTTACCTGCTCATGGCAGGCATCGTCAGCCCCCGGATGAGCCCGGATCACCTGGACCGTCTCCAGAGCAAGAACATGGGCACGGTGGCCAAGTTACTTCGCCGGATCCTGGAGATCTCGCACATGATGGATGAGGATAACGAGGAAGCAGAGGCCGACTTTCAGGACTAATCCTGATTTGCTGATGCTGTTCAAGACAGCTGAAGGCCTATGCAAGACAGTCGATGAAGTTCTACTGGGGCGTCCAATGCCGATGTCCAACACGGAACATCGGTATTGGATAGCCTACCTGAAGGTCAAGCGCGAGTTGCAGGAAGAGGCTGCGGAAGCCAATGCGAGTCAGAAAGACGATTCAGGAGAACAACGTTTTGTAACCATGGGTCAAAGAATTTAGTGGATGAGGAGTCCCCGCTATGGCAGAAGTTGCCCGGTTAACTATCCAGGTCGACGCGGATACTGCGAGCGCACTTGCAGCGTTAACTGCTTTGCACGGAGCCATTGGGCGCATCGGGGACTCCTCTTCTGGTGTCCGGAACCATCTGCGCCGGTTAGGCGATGACGGCGACAGTGCCGGGCGCCGGGGGGAAGGCGGTATCCGCCGACTGTGGAACGCCCTCACGACCGCAGGCAGTGCCGCTGGGGCGGCCTCTGCGGCCCTCGCCTCCATAGGCCAGTCTCTGAGCAGTATGAACATCGGCAACGTTGCCCAGTCCATAGGCTTGGTCACGGTAGCCCTTACTGCCGTGGGTGCCGCAGCAGGCCCACTCACGGGCGGTATCCTGGCCGGGCTTGGGGCCGCATTCATCGGACTAGGCGGGTACGCCTTGAAGGGCGAGAAGGACGTCCAGAAAGCGTTCCATGGGATGAAGACCTCCATCGGGACCTCGCTCAAGCAGGCAGCCATGCCCATGAAGGGCGAGCTGATCCAGGGTATGAACAACATATCCACCAAGGCCAAGGAAATGGCCCCGCTGTTCAAGACCGCCTTCACCGAAGCCGGTCATATGATCAAACCCCTGACCGATGGCCTCATGAACATGGGCAAGCAGGCCATGCCGGGTATCAACGCCGCGCTCAAGAACATCAACTCCTCCGGAATGCTCAAGAATGTGAGCAAGGGTCTCGGAGACATCGGTAAGGGCGCAGGCGACTTCTTCAAGAACCTGTCCAAGTCCTCTAAAGAGGGTGGGCAGGCTTTCGCGGCTTTCGGTAAGTCCCTGGGGGACTCTCTCGGTAAGTTGGGTACGTTCCTGGCCAAGCTAGCCAAGGACAAGGAAAACGTCAAGGCTATGCAGAACGCCTTCGAGCTGTTCAACATGGCCCTGAAGTACGGTGTACCCATCATCAACATGCTCAGCCACGCCTTCAACATCTTCATGGGCTTCCTCAAGGGCGGCGAAGCTGTTATTAAGGGCCTCGTCAGTTTCTTCAAGAGCGCGTGGGAGCACATCCGAGACACGGCCAAGACGGTATGGGGTGCTATTACTAGCTTCCTCAGTTCCGCGTGGAACAAGATCAAGGACGTAGCGAAGACTGTCTGGGACGCTATCAAGAACTTCTTCAAGACCGTCTGGGATGGTGTTAAGGATACGGCCAAGACTGTCTGGGACGCGATCACCGGATTCCTCAGTAATGCCTGGAACAAAATCAAGGACGTGGCCAAGACGGTTTGGGACGCCCTGAAGAACTTCTTTAAGACTGTTTGGGATGGCGTTAAGGACACCGCTAAGACCGTGTGGGACGCCATTACAGGTTTCCTCAGCAGTGCGTGGAACAAGATCAAGGATGTCGCTAAGACTATCTGGGATGCCCTGAAGAACTTCTTCAAAACCGTA